CATCCTGCTTCAGCCGGGCATGGTCTGAATCTTCAATCAGGCGGATCCTGTATCGTTTGGTTCGGGCTGACCTGGTCACTGGAATTGTATCAACAGACCAATGCACGGCTGTGGCGACAAGGACAAAATGCTGAAACGGTTGTGGTGCAGCACCTCGTTGTGAAAGACACCATTGATGAGAGAATCCTGAAGGCACTATCAAAAAAGGATAGCACCCAGACAGCGCTGATTGATGCCGTCAAAGCCGATCTGCAAGCTTAAGACAATCTACGACAATCCGTGCCAATCCGAGTGAATATTATATTTCGGAGGTACGACATGAACCCTTTTGAGAACCTGACCAATGCCATCATCCTGCAGGCCGTCAAAGATTACCGCAAGGTCCTGTCTCGATGCTGCAAGCACCCTGAAAAAGCAGAATATCGTGCAGACAAGCTGTCAATTGAGCAGTTTTTCGGATCTAGCTGGTTTAGCTTTCTGACTGATATCGATTCTGAAATGCTGATCCGCAAACTGAAAGAGGAGGTAGAATGACATGACGAAAAAAGAGTATCTGGCCCAAGCCTACCGACTCGACCAGCGCATCAACAGCAAACTAGCGCAGGTAACCGCTTTAAATGATCTGGCCACCAAATGCACCTCGACACTTACGGATATGCCGCGCAATCCAAGTCGCGGTATCTCTACTATGGCGGATGCTGTAGAAAAAATTGTTGATCTGCAGACCGAGATCAATCGTGACATCGATGATCTAGTAGACCTGAAGCGCGATATCGTTAGAGCCATCAAGACTGTAGTAAATACCGAGTACCAGACAATACTGGAACTACGCTATCTATGCTTTAAGACCTGGGAGCAGATCGCTGTGGACATGGGATACAATGTACGTCATGTTTATCGGATTCATGATGAAGCAGTGGAATGTATCCCAATCAGAGAAACATGGCAGTAAATGTCACTATATGTCAGATGAATCTGTTTGATATGATAGGCTTAGCAAAATAGAATTCAGGAAGCCTTCACGGTAGACCGTGGGGGCTTTTTGTATGCTACTGAGGTGATCTCTGATGCCATTGAAACCAAAACGACCTTGTTCCTATCCAGGCTGTCCTGAACTTACTGATGGCCGGTTCTGTGAAGCACATGCCAAGAAAGAATCGCAGCGATATGAACGATACGATCGTGACCCAGCTAAAAAGAAACGATACGGCCGATCCTGGCGACGCATTCGTGACCAGCAACTTGCTGAGCATCCACTGTGTGAGCAGTGTTCGAAGGCCGGTAAGATCACCCCGGCTCGCGAGGTTCATCACATCAAGCCATTATCCAAGGGTGGAACGAACGAACCTGCAAATCTCATGAGCCTGTGCACGCAGTGCCACTCAGAGATCACAGCACGCGAAGGTGGACGCTGGAGCCGGCGGTAGGGGGCATATTATCTCTGTGACCTGCTTTCTGGAGACCGGGCGTTGGGTCACGCGCGAAAAAAGGACGGTTCAAACGGGGGATTAACCCAATCCGGTGTAAAGGAGGTACTGCCGTGTGGCAAAGGATGGAACAAACAGGGGCGGCAGGCGCGTCCGTGCTGGTGACAAACCGCTGCCACTTGCTGAAAAAATCAGCCGTGGTAAAACAGCAAAGATCCTTGAGCCTGCTGATTTAAAACCCGGATCCGTGCTCGATATTGAGGACCTAGATAGTGGCCCAGATCTCAATGGATCTGATATGCCTGCGCCAAGTGAATACCTCAGCGCCAGGCAGAAAGATGGGAAACCACTAGGAGCGAATCTGCTCTACAAGGAAACTTGGCAGTGGCTCAAGGAACGCGGCTGTGAGCGCTTCATCAACCCGCGCCTGATCGAAGCATACGCTCAGGCTTTCACCCGTTATATCCAATGCGAGGAAGCCATCAGCTTGTATGGCCTACTCGGAAAACACCCCACGACTGGAGGCGCGATCACCAGTCCGTTCGTGCAGATGAGCCAGTCGTTTCAGAAGCAGGCAAATCTTTTATGGTACGAGATCTTCGATATCGTTAAGCAAAACTGTACCACAGCATTCGTGGGTAATCCCCAAGACGATATCATGGAAGCTCTTTTATCGGGCCGAAGAAAATAACACAGGAGAAAGATATGCATATACATGAAATCGATCGCTTCATCGGAAGCCTAAAACATTATCGACTAACGAAACAACAGATTAAAACCATACGTGGGCAAGCCCTAGCTGGCGATCTGGCTGGTGCGCAAAAGGGTCTTATGAAGGCGGTGGCGAAAAATGCAAGTAACTGAACGCTTGGAAAAGGTCAATGTCGACCGTCTTGTACCGTATGCCCGGAATGCCCGGACGCATAGCAAGGAACAAATCCTGCAGCTTCGAGCATCCCTCCGGGAGTTCGGTTTTGTGAATCCGGTTATCGTGGATAAGGATCTGAATATCATTGCCGGCCACGGCCGGATCCTGGCTGCAAAAGAGGAAGGCATCACCGAGGTGCCTTGTGTGTTTGCAGAACACCTGACCGAAGCACAGAAGCGGGCTTACATCATCGCAGATAACCGACTGGCATTAAGCGCCGGCTGGGATGCTGAAATGCTGTCAGTTGAGATTACGGACCTGCAGGGTGCAGACTTTGACATCTCACTTCTTGGTTTTGATGATGCGGAACTCAATAAACTCCTGAGCGGCATTGAGGATGTAAAAGACGATGACTTTGATGTAGATAGCGAGCTGAAGAATCCAGCGATCACACAGCTTGGTGACCTGTGGCTGCTGGGCAATCACCGTCTGGTCTGTGGTGACAGCACAAAACCGGAGACCTTTGCTTTGCTCATGGATGGCAACCAAGCCAATCTGGTCGTGACGGACCCGCCTTATAACGTCAACTATGAAGGCAATGCCGGAAAGATCAAAAACGATAACATGGCAGACGGCAAGTTCTATCAATTCCTGCTAGATGCTTTCACACTCACGGAAAAAGCTATGGCCAGGGATGCCAGCATCTATGTTTTCCACGCCGACACCGAAGGACTGAACTTCCGCAAGGCTTTCTCAGATGCCGGGTTTTATTTGTCTGGTACCTGCATCTGGAAAAAACAGTCGCTGGTCCTGGGACGCTCTCCCTATCAATGGCAGCATGAGCCTATCTTGTTTGGCTGGAAGAAAACCGGCAAGCATTCATGGTTCTCGGATCGCAAGCAGACGACCATATGGGAGTTTGAAAAACCCAAGAAGAATGGCGACCACCCTACGATGAAACCGGTACAACTGATCGCCTACCCGGTGCTCAATTCCAGCATGACTGGCAGCATCGTCCTGGATCCGTTTGGTGGATCTGGAAGCACGCTCATCGCTTGTGAGCAGACTGAGCGGGTTTGCTTTATGGTTGAGCTTGACGAAAAATTCTGCGATGTCATCGTCAAACGGTATATTGAACAGGTCGGAACAGACGAATCTGTTTATCTGATACGAGATGGTAAAAAGCTGCGTTTCGCTGATGTGGGGGATTCGAACGAAGCATAAACGTATTGTGTTATTAACACAGACTAACCTTCATTATTTGTTGAGATTTGTCAGCGTTTGTCGTGTAAAATCAGTTGCTATTCTTAAGCTTCAGAGTGACTAATGTACATACCAAATTAAGCTTAGGAGGCAATGAATATGAAGATTTACTACAATGTTACCGGACCAGAACGCAAAAAGCTGGTGGCTGCCATCAGCCGTGAACTGAACGCGCTGACCAAGTATCTCGGCGCCCCGACCTTCGCCTTTCAAGTTGGCGACTACCACATCGATAAGAACGGCAACATGGAAGGACCAGGCGATCTCGATCTCGTAACAATTTTATTTGCTAAGCACGGCTTTAAAGCATCAAACGTTGATCATTATGAAGCGGAGGATTGGCAAGGAGAAAACGGCATGCAACCAGATGACTTTGCTCCCGATGAATCAGACACCCTGACCATTGAAATGCCGCTCGAAGGCTTCACAGAAGATAACATTTCCAATCTGGAGAAGCTGATCACCAGCAAAGCCAGCCTGATCAAAAAGGCACTCGGAGTTGATGCTTTGCCGATTGATCGGACAGAAACGACGCTACGCTTTCCCTGGTTTGCCTTTGGCATCCCCGGAGAAGACGTTGCAGCATACTCCCGATTTATTGGAGCACTTTACGATGCAGCAAAAAAGCAGCAGCGGGTCACAGCCAAAGAGCATCCGGTCGAAAACGAAAAATTCGCCTTCCGCGTGTTCCTGATTCGACTGGGTTTTGTCGGCGATGACTACAAGGCAGCCCGCAAGATCCTTCTTCGAAACCTATCTGGTAACTCAGCCTTTAAGGTGGCTCCCCGAGCAGAAGAGGTTGATGACCATGAATAATTTACCATCTAAGACAATTGTTGAAAGCTTGCGGCGTCGCTTCCCTGCCGGTTCACGTGTGGAACTGGTCAGAATGAACGATCCATATTCCAAGTTGAAACCGGGCGATCGAGGAACCGTGGAATTTGTTGATGATAATGGCACTTATGGATAGCTGTATGTTATGGAAAGCGATCGTCGAAACAACCCCTAGGAACGTACATAAGAGAGTGAATCGCTTTCCATAACCATCGCGTTCATTTACTGCACAGGTCCTCTAAAAACCGCATAAGCGAGGTATCTTCATCCCACGAATCAGTAAGATTCGGATCGATTGACGGTATATCGATATAGGCGGCTTCAAGAGCGGCGCGTTTGTTTTTGCTGTCAGATTTGGCGTAGACTTCAGTCGTTTTTATGCTTTCGTGTCCGAGAAAATCACGAATGTATATCATTGCCACCCCGGCCTGCAGCAAATGCATAGCTTTCGAGTGTCGCATGCAGTGAGGTGAAAACTTCTCTGGCATCATTCCGGGTTCCTTGGTACGAGCCTGTGCGACGTACTTGTTCAAGATGTACGCCACACCCGCCCGCGTCAAGGGTTCTCCGCTGTGATTGATGAACAGGCACTTGTCCTTATCCTGCGGTTTTGCGAGACTTTCTCTTTCGACATAAACCTTTATGAGGGCATTCGTCTTTTCCGAGAGAGGAACGATTCTGTCCTTAAAGCCCTTGCCGTGCAACGTAATCGTGGCGGGGATTTGAGTGCGGATGTCACCAACGCGAATTTGTGTGACTTCGCTGACCCTTGCGCCGCTGTCATACATCAACGTAAGGATTAGCATATCACGGTATCCTGTTTTTATACCGGAATCCGGCTGCCGGAGCAAACACGCTACCCCTTCTGCTGAAATATAATTAATGACCTGATCAGACTGTTTTTTCATACGAATAGCCAATATCTCGCATGCAGTATCAAGATGTTCAGGAAAAGCGAACTTAATGTATCCGAAAAATGACTTGAGCGCCGCCAGCCGTTGATTTCGTGTTGATGCGGATTTCCCATCCTTTTCGAGTTTTGCGAGAAATCCATTGACCGTATCACGCGAGAAATCGGACAGTCGTAGCTTTTCAGGCGCTATCCCGAACGAAACCTTACAGTATGTCAGGAATTGCTTAAATGTGTCTCTGTACGACGTGATTGTGTTTTCGGAAAACCCGCGTTCTCCAGGAAGATAAACCTTGAAGAAATGTGAGACGGCATAAGAAAAGGTGGTTTTGTCAGTCCTCATAAGATACCACCCCCGGGATTGCCGCCGAGCATACAGTATCGGCTCTTTCAAGAAAATCCGGGAATACCTCGGCTGTCAGGCGCAGATAATACTCGGTTGAAGATATCTTGCTATGCCCAAGGTACGACATAAGCACCGGCAGAGAAACATAGACATCTACCCCAGCAAGAATGTTTTGCTGCAGGGAACGAACTGCGAATGTGTGCCGCAGATCATGAACCCGAGGTCCCTTACCTTTTCCCTGATGAGAGATGCCACTTTGCCACAATATCGTTCGAAACTTGTCATACACGGTGCGCTGGCTGTATTTCTCACCGAGCGAGTTGGGGAAGAAGAAACCGTTCTCGTCTATACCAATAAGTTCTTGGTTTGCCGTTCTGTAGGCTCTAAGTACCTCCAACAGGGATGCAGATATTGGAAGCTTGCGGCTGCTCTCAAATTTGGCTTGCTCGACAAAGATGAACCCGTATTCAAGGTCAACATCACGAACCCGAATTGCTAACGTCTCGGACATGCGCAATCCGCAGCAGTACAGCACTTTCAGAACCGCTGGGAACACTATGTGGAACATAGAGTCGCCTCTCGGCTTCAAAAGGCGGTCAGAGGCAGAAAAAATATGCCGCACCTCTTCTTCTGTGTAGATGTATGGCGTGTATCTAGTCTGCCGTCCGACGTATCCCGGGTGCGGGAACCAGCGAACATCCACTCCGACTGTTTTCAGATAATCCGAAAACCCCTTAAGCGTGGAAATCCTGTGACTCCGTGTCGAAGTACTGTCGTTTTGATGGAGTGCGAACCAGTTTGCCACAAGTTCTTCATCCAATACCGCGTCAGTCCAGCCAATTTTGACGCAGTAGCGGTCAAACTGACGTAAAACCCCAGATTGCACTCGCATTTTTATGCTGAACGATTCTCGGAGTTCGATGTATTCGCGAATATATGACGCAAATATGCTGGTAAACTCAAAGGTTGATTTTTTGTAAATCATTGCGGCACCTCCAATGCACAAGCACGGAGTTGCGTCACGTCAATCTTAGTGTAGGTGGTGGTAACATTCAGTTCCGAATGACCAAGGATGCCAGAAATGGTCGTAAGTGAGATTTTTTTCTGCAGCAACTCGCTTGCGAGACCGTAACGAAGCATATGAAAGCTGTTTTTCGTTGGTAGCGGTTTGTTTATGCCTGCGGCATTCGCATATTTTCCGATAATGTGGGCAACACTGTCAGTTACGGCAAACGAAGTATACGGCACTACATGGCGCACGAAGATTTCCGGCGAATCTGACTGAGGTCTTCCGTGTTTGATGTAATCAATAATTGCCCAACCTACATCAGGAAGCAGGTGAAGAGTCAACGGTTTATCTGTTTTGACCTGAGTTATGCTGATTACCTTCTTGACAAAATTGACATTGTTCAGCCGGAGATTCTTGATATCACTTATCCTCAAACCATACCGCGCACCTAACAACAACATTGCGTAATCGCGTTTCCCACGAGGATTTGCCCTATCTACAGCGGCAAGCAAACGGTTCATTTCCTCCGCCGTATAGTATTCCGGTATCTTGCGGTCTTTGTAAACAGACACTTCCGGAAATGCAAACGCTGTAGCCGTAAATCCCTCGCGGTGGGTAAAATCGAAAAAACGCTTCAGTAGGTTGCAGCGTGCCAAAGCGTAGCTTTTTGAACAACCGGCAAAAGTTTTAAGGTATGCGTTCATAAGGTTTATGTCTACAGCAGCTATGCTATCCGTACCATGGGATATAAAAAACGCAAAAGCCGATTCAAGCATCCCTCGGTGATTTTGGATAGTGCTGTGCTTTAAGCTTTCGTTTTCGCTAAGCCATTCGAGAAATTTATTGCCTATTTCTCGAAACGGTTCGGGGAAAGAGTGGTCACGCCTAGCCATATGCTTTGCGATGTTGCCGGAAACCTGATACTCGAGCAACAGCATCACGGCTCGTCGTGTAACTCTCTTGAAGCTACTCAGGTTCAAGGCATACGGTTCAATTCGATAATGGTCGCGCAGCAGTTCCAGGCCCAGTTCAGTTGTCATCGTACTCTCCCCGCGTCTTGCAGCGTGATTTTTGAGAGCATTCCAACACTGCCTGAAATGACGCATTACGGACGGCTTGTAATCAAGACTCACCATCAGTGCATCTGTCTGTGCGATTAACACTGTAATCGGCAGGTTTTCTCGGTAATTTTCCATAATGTGATTCTCCCTATAATTGATATTTGCGGCAGTACCGCAGACATCAACAATATCACGTTATGAAAAGTGTATAGACATAGAAGCAGCGAATTGATGGCTTTTGGAGGCTGTACTTTCCATAACATACAGCTATCCATAAGTGCCATTATGTGAAGCTTCACATAATGGTACCCTCTTCTGTTCCTGGGATCGGGGATCCAGTCTGGGCGTGGTTTACGGTGAGGACGAAATAATCAAGATTGAGGATGCCTGCAATGACTGACAAGATCAGGGACCAGATCATGGCGATCCGCGACAGTGGCGCCACCAACATGATGGATGTAGCACGAGTCCAGCGCTTGGCATTTGAACAGAACTTTCACGAACTGGTGATCTTTCTTGAAGAAAATCGCGGGGAATATATCCGGTTTATTCTGTTCGGCGACGCTGGATAAAATAGTACATTATTGAGGTCAATATTTGTGTAGTAATCCAAGCAGGATCTGCTTGCTATTAACCTTGCGTAGAGTGATTAATACACTAACCAAAGCAAGGGGGACACGAAAATGTGGAAAAACGGTAAAACAGATGGCTGCGAATACTGGGTTAAGAGCTACGATGAACCATCAATCTATGGCATAAATGAAGGTCGGATATCCAAGTTGACTGTTAAACGAGATGAGCGCGAGATCATGAGCTTCGATCGCGGCTGGGACCTGGAACCAAAAACGGATGCTGACCGCGAGATTCTAGCCCGGATCCTGGCTAAGTACAACTGAAGGAAAACCAAAGCTACACACCCAACGAGGACTCCGAACAAGGGGTCCTTTTTTGTCGATGAATTCAGAAAGGGGGAAGAAGTCATACGAAAGCTCAAGAAATACAAGTCGACGCAGTTTATGGCTTCGGACTCACATTATGATAAGAGAGCCGCCGACTATGCCGTGTCATTCATTGAAGCGCTATCGCACACGAAAGGATCATGGGCCGGTAAGTCTTTTGAACTGATCGACTGGCAGGAACAGATCATCCGCGATGTGTTCGGCATTTTGAAACCCAACGGCTACCGCCAATTTAACACGGCCTATATAGAGATCCCGAAGAAGATGGGAAAGTCTGAACTTGCCGCTGCCATTGCGCTACTTCTCACCTGTGCCGATGGTGAGGAACGCGCCGAGGTTTACGGCTGTGCAGCCGACCGTCAGCAGGCGTCGATTGTATTCGAAGTAGCTGCAGATATGGTTCGGATGTGTCCGGCTTTGAACCGGCGGGTCAAACTACTGGCATCCACCAAGCGGCTGATCTACCTGCCGACCAATAGTTTCTATCAGGTGCTGTCAGCTGAAGCCTATTCGAAACATGGGTTCAACATCCATGGCGTTGTGTTCGATGAGCTGCATACCCAGCCCAATCGGAAACTGTTCGATGTCATGACCAAAGGCTCAGGCGATGCCAGGACGCAGCCACTTTACTTTCTGATCACCACGGCCGGTTCAGACACGAACAGTATTTGCTATGAAACACATCAAAAGGCATTGGATATGCTCGAAGGCCGGAAGCGCGACGCCACGTTCTATCCGACCATTTATGGTGCAAAGGAGGATGATGATTGGACCGATCCCAAAGTGTGGAAGAAAGCCAATCCTTCTCTGGGAATCACAGTCGGGATCGATAAAGTGAAGGCTGCCTGCGAGTCGGCAAAGCAAAACCCGGCCGAAGAGAACAGTTTTCGACAGCTGCGTCTGAACCAGTGGGTCAAGCAGTCGGTTCGCTGGATGCCGATGGCCAAATGGGACGCCTGTGCGTTTCCGGTTGATATTACAGCATTGGAAGGTAGAATTTGCTACGGTGGTCTGGATCTCTCGTCCACAACTGATATTACTGCCTTTGTTCTCATCTTCCCTCCGACAGATGAGGACGACAAATACAGCATTCTCCCCTATTTCTGGATGCCGGAGGATAATATCGACCTACGGGTACGCCGTGATCATGTGCCATACGATCTATGGCAGCGTCAAGGCCACATGATGACCACCGAAGGCAATGTCGTCCATTACGGATTCATCGAACGGTTCATCGAGAAATTAGGCGAACGATTCAACATCCGCGAGATTGCTTTTGACCGCTGGGGTGCAATCCAGATGGTACAGAACCTCGAAGGACTGGGCTTCACCGTCGTGCCCTTCGGCCAGGGGTTTAAGGACATGTCACCGCCGACCAAGGAGCTGATGAAGCTTACCCTCGAGGGCAAGCTGGGCCATGGCGGCCACCCGGTCCTTAGGTGGATGATGGACAACATCTTTGTCCGCACAGATCCGGCCGGCAATATTAAACCGGACAAAGAAAAATCAACCGAACGCATTGATGGTGCTGTGGCGACGATTATGGCGCTGGATCGAGCGATAAGGAATGGAGGTAGTGCGCTAGGATCTGTATATGATGAGCGTGGACTTTTAACACTATGATAACGTCCGGGCGGGTTGGACTAAACAACATATACCAAATACAAATTAATTCCAACTCATAAACCTTGAAATAACAATCGATATTTTAGTTGATTATTTCATTTTATAGATTATAATGAAATAACAAGTTGTTATAATGCTTGTTATTTCAGAATAGGGGTTGATAAAATGGCAAACCGGGCTGGAGAATACAGATCCAATTTATCAGGAGAGCTTCGCTACGAATCTTTTATACCAAGACCTTTACCACCAGATCCGCCGATTGTTCTTGATGAGGGAATGATCAGGCTCCTTACAAAAGCAAACCGAAGCATTGGTATCTTGGAAGGGATGTCCAATCAGGTTCCCGATATTGATCTGTTCGTTTCCATGTATGTTCGGAAAGAAGCTCTTTTATCCTCACAAATTGAAGGAACGCAAGCGACCCTCGATGATGTGTTGGATCCAAATATCGATAAAAACACCAATCAGAACGTCGCAGAGGTTATTAACTATATTAAGGCCTCACAATATGCAACGGATCGGCTGAACGAGCTTCCGATATGCAATCGGCTCCTGAGGGAAATGCATGCCATTCTCCTGTCGGGGTTAAGAGGCAGTGAAAAGAATCCTGGCGAGTTCAGAAGCAGTCAGAATTGGATTGGTCCTGCCGGCAGCAATTTAAAGACGGCACGTTTTATTCCGCCTATGCCTGAGGATATGATCAGCGCCTTGTCCGACCTGGAGAGATTCATCAACAATGAATATGATATGGATGGCTTGATCAAAATTGCCTTGATTCACTATCAGTTTGAAACAATCCATCCATTTCTGGATGGCAATGGGCGAATTGGCCGGTTATTGATTACCTTACTTCTAAGGGAGCAAAAGCTGTTAAGCCGTGATACGCTTTACATCTCCTATTTCCTCAAGCGTAATCGTGTTGAGTATTACGACCGATTGAACGAAGTCAGGCTAAAAGGAAACTACGAACAATGGGTAAGTTTCTTTCTATTAGCCGTAGACGAATCTGCTCAAGATGCTACTAAGACAATCGAGCAACTGGTTGAACTGCATCAGAAAAATCTCGCCATTATCTTAAAAACAGGTAAAGCAGCCAAGACGATCGTCAAAGTATTTGGATACCTTGAACGAAGTCCAATCATTGACATTAACAAGACTCGATCTGCCCTTGGCTTGTCATTTAATGCCGTTTCGAATGCCGTAAAGAGTCTTCAAGATTTAGGGATTCTGAAACAAACAGAAAATGTACGACGGAACAGAACATTCGCTTATGAGGATTACTTAAAGATCCTGCGAAAAGATACGTGATCCGTATTAAATGCCCAAAGAAGGCCACTCTCCAATGAGGGTGGTTTTTATTTTCAAAAAAGGAGGACTACATGCCAATCTTCAACCGACTATTTAAAGCACGCGACAAGCCGAAAAACCTACTTCCCGGCAGCACTTACAGCTTCTTCTTCGGCAGCACTACCAGCGGTAAGACCGTCAATGAGCGCACAGCCCTGCAAACGACCGCTGTCTACGCTTGTGTCCGGATCCTGGCGGAGACCATCGCAAGTTTGCCGCTACACATCTACCGGCACACCGACTGCGGCAAGGAAAAAGCACTGGAGCACCCGCTGTATTATCTTTTGCATAACGAGCCCAATTCTGAGATGACTTCATTCGTGTTCCGAGAGACACTGATGAGTCATCTTTTGTTATGGGGCAATGCCTATGCCCAGATCATCCGGGACGGGCGTGGCCAGATCCTGTCGCTCTATCCGCTTCTGCCAGACAAGATGACTGTCGATCGGGTTGCCAGTGGCGAGATCATCTACCAGTATCGAACCGATCGCGGGGTCTACCTGCTTCGCCGTGAAGAGGTGCTGCATGTCCCCGGTCTGGGCTTTGACGGCTTGATCGGCTACTCCCCAATCGCTATGGCCAAGAACGCTATTGGTATGGCCATTGCCACTGAGGAATATGGTGCATCGTTTTTCGCCAACGGAGCCAATCCCGGTGGCGTGCTAGAGCATCCGGGTGTGGTCAAGGATCCAAAACGAGTGCGCGAGAGCTGGAACGCAGTGTATCAAGGCAGCTCCAATGCTCATCGGGTCGTTGTATTAGAAGAAGGCATGAAGTTTCAGTCAATCGGTATCCCACCGGAGCAGGCACAGTTCTTGGAGACTCGAAAATTTCAGATCAACGAAATCGCTCGGATCTTCCGGGTGCCGCCGCATATGCTGGCTGATCTGGAGAAATCGAGCTTTTCCAACATTGAGCAGCAGTCGTTGGAGTTTGTAAAATACACGCTCGACCCTTGGGTGATCCGCTGGGAAATGGCAATCCAGAAAGCACTGCTTTTACCATCCGAAAAGAAGCAGTATTTCGTAAAGTTCAATCTGGATGGCCTTCTCCGCGGCGACTACCAGAGCCGGATGAGCGGTTACGCCACTGGCCGGCAGAACGGCTGGTTGTCCAGTAACGACATCCGTGAACTGGAAAATATGAATCCTATCCCACCCGAACTCGGCGGTGACCTGTACCTGATTAATGGCAACTTGACCAAACTTCAGGATGCAGGGCTGTTCGCCGGAACTACTAAAACTCAAGAAGGAGGTACCCCACCTTGAATAAGAAATTTTGGGACTGGGTCAAAAATGAAGATGGCCGGATACTTTTCCTCGACGGAGCGATCGCCGAGGAGACGTGGTACGGCGATGAAGTGACTCCGAAGCTTTTCAGGTCAGAGCTTATGAATGGCTCGGATGACATCACTATCTGGATCAACAGCCCTGGCGGTGACGTGTTCGCTGCCAGTCAGATCTACAACATGCTTATGGACTACCCAGGCAAGGTCACCGTCAAGATCGACGGTATCGCAGCCAGCGCCGCGTCGGTGATTGCCATGGCCGGCGGCGAGGTTCTGATGTCGCCCGTGTCCATGCTCATGATCCACAATCCAATGACGATCGCATTCGGCGATACCGTCGAGATGGAACGGGCAATCGCCATGCTGTCGGAGGTTAAAGAATCCATCATCAATTCATACGAACTGAAGACCGGTCTGTCACGGGCCAAGATCTCACACCTGATGGACGCCGAGTCCTGGTTTAACGCGAAAAAGGCGGTCGAACTGGGCTTTGCCGACGGTATCTTGTTTACCACAGCCGAACCTATGCCTGAAAGCGAGGGGATCCTTTTCAGTAAGCTTGCTGTTACGAATTCACTTCTGAGCAAGCTGCCGCAAAGACAGGTCGATCCCAAACCGAAAGAAAAACAAGAACAATCCACCCATACGATTGAGTCGCTCGAGAAGCGGCTCTTTTTAATTCAGCCTTAAGGAGGGCCAACACTCATGAACAAGATTTTTGAACTTCGTGAAAAGCGAGCCAAAGCCTGGGACGCTGCCAAGGCATTTTTGGACAGCAAACGTGGCACCGACGGTCTGATCAATGCCGAGGATACTGCCACCTACGAAAAGATGGAAGCGGATGTTGTCAGTCTCGGTAAGGAAATCGACCGGCTCGAGCGGCAGCAGACGCTAGATCTCGAAATGAGCAAGCCGGTAAACACACCCATCCGCAACCAGCCCAACGTAACCGGCATCGAAGTCAAGACCGGTCGGGCATCGGACGAGTACCGTCAGTCGTTTTGGAAAGCGATGCGCAATAAAAATCATATCAATGTTCAAAACGCCCTGCAGATCGGCACCGACTCTGAAGGTGGATACCTGGCACCAGACGAATTCGAGAACACCCTGGTCGAAGCATTAATGGAAGAGAACATCTTCCGTCAGCTGGCTCGAGTGATCTACACGGCATCGGGGGACCGCAAGATTCCGGTCGTTGCCTCGAAAGGCACCGCCAGTTGGGTGGATGAGGAAGGTCAGATCCCTGATGCCGACGACGTGTTTGACCAGGTCTCGATCGGTGCGAACAAATTGGCAACGATGATCAAGGTCTCGGAGGAGCTCTTGAACGACAGCTTTTTCAATCTGGAAGGCTACATCGCCCGGGAGTTTGCCAGACGCATCGGTACCAAGGAAGAGGAAGCCTTCTTCATCGGCAATGGCACAGGTAAACCTACCGGTATTTTCAACGCGACGGGTGGTGCAACGGTCGGCATCACTGCTGCTAGCAGCACAGCGGTCACAGCCGATGAGGTTATTGACCTGTACTATGCCCTGAAATCACCGTACCGTCGTACCGCCGTATTTGTCATGAACGATGCGACGGTCAAAGCGATCCGTAAGTTAAAAGATGGTGCTGGACAGTACCTGTGGCAGCCTTCTTTGCAGGCCGGCACACCGGATACGATTCTCAACCGCCCGCTCAAGACTTCGTCATATGTTCCTACCATGGCTGCTTCTGCCAAGGCCATCGCCTTTGGTGATTTTAGCTATTACTGGATTGCGGATCGTCAGGGACGTTCATTCCAGCGCTTAAACGAGCTGTTTGCAGCCAATGGTCAGGTAGGTTTTAGGGCCACACAGCGGATCGATGGCAAGCTGGTGCTGGCCGAAGCGATTCAGGTCCTGCAGATGAAAGCGTGAGGTGACGAGGCATGAGTAACGTCAAGAACTACACCGAGCAAGGCGGTGAGACTTCCGTCATTGGCGGCACATTAGACATTACTACCGACGGAAAGCTGACCTTTGCAGGAACCGAACTGAAGCCTGCAGCATTTCAAGTCAATAGCGAAGCAACGACCGTCGCTGGTCTGGTCACAGATCTGAACGCACTGCTGGCTAAACTTATCGCAGCCGGTCTCATGGCCGGATCGTAAAAATTCTCGAGGAAGGAGGGTGCCTGCCTGATGCTTAAAATAATTACACCCGTCGCAATAGAACCAATCACACTGGCCGAGGTCAGGCAGCACCTTCGTCTTCTAGAAGATGCGTCCGAGGACGATCTGCTGCATGGCCTGATCAAGACGGCCCGAGTCTACTGCGAAAACTACACACGTCGCGCTTTGGCCGAACAGACGCTGGAAACCTATAAGGACCGGTTCTCGGGAGCAGATCCTATTATGCTGCCCTGCCCGCCGCTCATGAGCGTGGTGGAGATTGGCTATACCGACAGCACCGGACAGGAGATGATCCTGTCCGATTCAGACTACGTGGTAGATACAGATTGCGAACCCGGCCGGGTGATGCCGGCATATGGATTGGCTTGGCCGGTTTTCACACCCTATCCAGCAACGTCTGTCCGAATCAGGTTTGTCGCAGGGTTTGCCGTTTTGCCAGAACCTATCCGCCAGGCATTACTCCTTCTGGTCGGACACTGGTACGAAAACCGCGAAGCAACCGGCACAGCCAAGGATCAGACGGCATTCTCTGTACATGCGCTGCTGGCACCCTATCGTGTGGAGGTGTTCTAACATGGAAGCAGGAAAGCTCCGACACAAGATTACTATCCAATTGATGAACCCAGATGAACTCTGGGTCGACCTTTTAACCTGTCAGGCTCAGGTCAATGGTCTGTCCGGCAGCGAGTACTGGGCGGCATCTGCAGAACAAGCACAGAACAGTGTGGATTTCATCGTGCGCTATATGCCTTTGTTGTCTGATCTGCTGCCGCAGACCACGCGCATCCTGTTTCGCGGTCACAGTTACGATGTCAAAAATATCGACAACTTCATGTATCAGGACCGGTCACTCAAGCTAAGGGCGGTGATGCATCATGGACGTTAACGGGCTGGCTGCTGCCATCGGGCATGAACTGCAGGCCTATTCGGATTCCGTATCCGAGAAGATCGGTGAAGCGGTGGAGATTGTGGCTAAGGAAGTCAACGACGAGATCAAGCAGCACGTCACGTTTCGGGAGCGCACGGGCAAGTACGTCAAGGCGTTTCGCGTCAAGAAAGTCTATACCGGCAGCAAATACAATTACAGCCGAATATGGCATGTCCAGAGTCCGCATTACCGGCTGACACACCTTCTAGAGAACGGCCATGCCCTGAGAAGCGGCGGCAGAGCGCGAGCGTTCCCGCACATCATCTATGGTGAGCAGCTGGCGGAGCGGCGCATGCAAGAACTCACGGAACAGGCGGTGCAGGATGCTGGACGTTAAAGCATTTTTGGAACAAACCGGGCTGCCCGTCCGCGAACAGCGGTTTCTCGGTGTCATGCCGCTGCCGGCGATTGTGTTTACTGACGGTGTTGATATAGGCGGCGCTGACCTCATTAATAACCTTGTCACCCGCAACATCGGCATCGAGTTCTATGCAGATGCAATCGATCTGACAACCGAAGCCAAGATTGAACTGCTGCTGGACAGCCTGCCGGTTAGTTACACCCGCACACGTGATTGGATCGAGAGCGAGAAATTTTTCTCGACCATTTACGAATTTACGATTACAGAAAGGAAATGAAGCTTATGTCTACAAACGGAGAAAAGATCATCCTGGGCAGCGGCAAACTGTATGTCACGGAATATAGTGACAGCATCCCTACTGACGCGGTGATTGAAGCCGCCGGTAACCTTCTGGGGTACATTCAGGGAGGCGCGACACTCAGCTATAAACCGACCTTTTATCTCGCCGAGGACGATCTGGGCCTCGTGAAAAAGCAGATCCTGACCAAGGAAGAGGTGTCGCTTAAAAGCGGGGTCATGACCTGGAACGGTGATACCCTGAAAAGGCTGGTTTCTACCGCCCGTGTCACTGAAAACGGTGTCACCAACAAACGTCTGGTGAAAATCGGTGGTGTAAGCAACCAGGACGGCAAGCGTTATATCGTCCGGTTCGTCCATGAGGATGCTACCGATGGTGATGTGCGTGTGACGATTATCGGCGGCAACCAGGGTGAACTGGCCCTATCTTTTGCAAAAGACAAGGAGACCGTCATTGATGCCGAGTTCATGGCGTTCCCGCACGACACCGAGGGCACACTGGTCTTGTTCGAAGAGGACATCGCCGGCCTGGTCACATTGACTGTTACCTCGGTCGCCGGTACCACCACCGGCAAGACCACCATTACCGTCGTGCCGGCTTTGGATTACACGAACACCTATGTCTACAAGACCGGATCCAGTCTGACTCTGCCCGCTTTCAACGATGACCTGTCCACCGGCTGGACGGCCTGGGACGGTGTGGCAGAAATAACAGCGACTACAGGTCAGGAGATCGCTATTGCTGAAGTGGATGGCGCGAACCTCTGCCAGGCAGCTGGCAAGACCACCGTTGTGGCCAAGGCGTAAGGAGGGTTATAAATGCTGGATTTTACGCAATCGGCTAAGCGATTCCTGGCCATTAACCTGATCGATAATCAACTGATCCGGGTGCGCATGCCCACCAAGCGTGTCTTTGATGCTCTGCTGAGTTTAAAGGATCACCTGACAACCCTGTCTGCAGAAGATGGCGGGCAACTGACCGAGATCTACGACCTGATCGCCGTTGTGCTCTCGAATAACCTCGAGCACCAGCCGATCACCAGCGAATACCTGGCCGAGCTTCTGGATATTGAGGATGTGCAAACCTTCTTTCAGGGCTACATGGCCTTCATCAACGGGGTGATCTCAGACCCAAACTCCAAATCCCCTCAGTCCCAGACACCGGAGCAGAACAATCAAATTTCCGGTGTCTGACTCAGTGGGAACGGCTGGTCCATGACCACACCGGCTTGAATTTCAAAGAAATCGACGAACTGCAGCTGGATGCGTACCTGGTCCTGCGCCGGGACGCGTATATTTTCTTGCTGCAGTCGACCGAAGATGGCCGGAAATACCTGGAACAATGCTGGATCATGGACCAGACATCCCCGGATCGAGGGGCGTTACGCGAAAAGCACGGCCGACGCAGGAGGAGGTGAGCGGCATGGCTAAAGGTATCAAGGGCATTACAGTCGAGATCAATGGCAATACAGCGCCGCTCGACAAAGCCCTGAAAAGCGTTAATTCTACTGCAAAAAGCTTACAGAGCGAGCTGAAGTTGGTGGAAAAGGGCCTGAAACTGGATCCCAATAACATCACCCTGACCGCGCAAAAGAGCCAACTGCTGAAAGAAGAGATCGCCGCGACCAAGGAAAAACTTGACGCGCTTAAGAAAGCCCAGGCACAGGTCAAGGCGCAGTTTGCCGCGGGAACGATCGATGCGGAGCAGTTTCGCGCTTTTCAGCGTGAGCTGGAAACGACCAAGGCGAAGCTCGGCAGCCTGAAGGATGAAAAGAAATCCGTGTCTGTCATTGGCACGGCCTTTACATCGGTAAAGGAAAAGGTCCAAGCCGTGCTGGACAAGCTATCTCCGGTCGCCAACGGCATCAAGAAGGTCGGTGAAGCTTCGGCCAAGCTGGCGGCGGGCGGTGTCAAGGTCGTTGGTACCGCGGTTCAAGGTGCTGGAAAGGCACTGGGGCTATATTCCCTCGCAGCCGGAGCGGCCGGTACGGCACTGGCTGCATTTGGTATCAAGGGCATCAAGACCGCCAGTGATTTGAGCGAAGTGGAAAATGTCGTCAATAAGACCTTCGGCGTGGCTGGCGCAGGCAAGATCGATGTCTGGGCTAAGCAGGCAGCTGTGTCTTTTGGCCTTTCTGAACTCAGTGCCAAGAAGATGAACGGCACCATGGGAGCCATGCTCAAATCAACCGGGCTGACTGACGACGCGGTTTTGGACATGTCCACCTCGCTCACCGGGCTGGCGGGTGATATGGCCAGCTTCTATAACCTGGACGGTGAAGAGGCGTTCAATAAGCTGCGCAGCGGTATCTCCGGAGAAACGGAACCGCTAAAGCAGCTGGGCATCAATATGAGCCAGGCCAATCTGGCAGCGTTCGCACTGGCGCAGGGGATTAAAAAGCCGATCGCGTCAATGTCCCAGGCTGAATTGGCCACGCTGCGTTATAACTACATCCTGCAGGCGACCAAAGACGTACAGGGCGACTTCGCATCCACGTCCGGTGGCATGGCCAACCAGCTGAGGATTGCCAAAATGCAGGTGGAAAACATCGCCTCGTCCTTCGGTCAGGCGCTTCTGCCTTCAGTCACCTCAACTCTTCAAGGCATGAACGGGCTGATCAACGAAGCAATGCCGGCTCTGACCGGTACTTTCACCGGTTTAGCTGAGGTCATGACCGGTACAGAAGGCGCTTCGACCAAGTTCTCAGAAAACCTTGAGGACCTGATCGACCTGATCTCCGGAAAGGTGAGTGAAGTTCTGCCGGGCATCATCAATGTCCTGGCTTTGTCCTTACCCACACTTCTGGAAGGGTTCAATACCGTCCTCATTGCCCTGATCACCAACGTTGGCGAGGCACTGCCCGGTCTCATTAATGCTTTACTACCCGCTTTGCTGAACGGGCTGACTGGTCTGGTTTCGGCAATCATCCCGCTGATCCCTGTCCTGCTGCCTGTTCTGGTCGACGCCGGGATCCAGTTGTTTATGGGCCTATTGGACGGCCTCAATCTGGTCATCCCGCAGCTGATCGCCATCCTGCCGGCTCTAATCCAGCAGCTTGGAGACACGATCCTGGCAAACCTGCCTTTGATTATTCAGGCTGGTATTCAATTGCTGGTCAGCCTGATCAAGGGATTAACACAGACGATCCCGAAACTGATCCCGATCGCCATTGATGCGGTATTCCTGATCATGGATACGCTTCTGGACAACATTGACCTCCTGATCGATGCCGGCATTGAGCTGATCCTGGCTGTAGCCATGGGTTTGATCAACGCCTTGCCGCGGCTAGTGGAGAAGATCCCGGTGATCATCGAACGATTGGTGCTGGCGATCATGAACAACCTACCCAAGATCATCGATGCCGGGCTACAGATCGTTATCGCCTTGGCCGGAGCCCTGATCACCAATATCCCGGTACTGGTCAGCAAGATCCCGCAGATTCTGGATTCGCTGAAAAATGGCTTCATGAACATGCTCTATCGGATCCGGGACATTGGCGCGAACCTGATCTCTGGTCTGTGGAACGGAATGCGCGACAAATTCAGTTGGCTGACGGATAAGATCCGCGGCTTTGCTGGTGATGTGCTGGGCTCGATCAAACGGTTCTTTGGCATCAGCTCGCCGTCCAAAGAGACCCGACGGTTCGGTGACTTCATTTCCCAGGGTCTGGCTCTGGGTATCACGGATGGAGCCAAGGATGTGCTTTCTTCCGTAAACGGACTAACCGCAGATGCCATGTCGGCGTTTGACGGTCTCGACCTCTCCGCCACAGCGGGACTAAACTGGCAAGCGTCGATGCCAAGACCCGATGCAATTAACGCGAACTCTGGAAATGCTATGCCGGCAACCAATAACAACACGACGATCAACCTGAACGGCAATTACAGTTTCCGGGATCGGGACGATATTGAGTACTTTATGAACCGGATGGAACTGGCCGTGAGGAGGGTGTGATATGACGATCAACGGAATAGACATTGCCTTCTTCGGAGCAACCCTTCTATCAAAGCAAATCACCAATCACGACGTCCTCCAGATTTATGACTGGTTGGACGGTGCATCAAGTCCGGTTTTCAGCAGGACGGAACAGCGCCTCAAGGACATCACCCTGACAGTCCTCATCGAAACAAGCTCAGAAGCAGAAACTGAAAGCCTGTTTTCGGCGCTGATCCGGGAGCTTAAAGACTGCACGATCGTGTTCGATGGCCTATCCAAACAGTATGATTGTCATTTCAAAGGTAAGGCAGAACCTAAGCGCCTAACCTCAAACGCGTGGTTAGTGGAAATAGAAATGCTGTGTCACAGAACCTATCTACCCGAAGTGATCGCAACTGCCAATGGTGTCAGCCATAAGATCATCACCAACCTCGGTGTATTGCCTGCTCCTTGCCTGATCACCGTGACCCCGTCCGTGGCGATCACGGAATTTGTGATTTATGGGCTGGGTACAACCGACTTTCGGATCAGGAATCTTGAGGCCAATAAACCGCATGAGATTGACGGGTATCTCTACCGTTACCTGAAAAATGGCGTGAATGACATAGCCAACTACAATGCGTTCGAGTGGCCAGTGCTGCCGACCGGTACGACGGATGTGATTTTTAGCCATTCAACAGCCAACATCACGATCCAGTACTATCCCATTTACAACTGAAAGGAGGGCAAGCATGCTCAAACTCATAAACGAAAGCGGGGCGATGGTTGCCCTGCTTTCACAGCTTAAAGACTTCTCCATCGAGTCGGATCTGGCCACCGCCGACAAGCTGATTCACTTCAACCTGCCCAAGTCAGCCATTTCGCGGTCGCTGCTTCAGCAGGAATTCTACCTGCAATCGGCAACCGATGAGTTTGTGATTAAGGAAATCAACACTAGCGACGAGGACTTCTACGAGGTTTTTGGGAAACTCAACCTCGACAGCTTGCGCGGGAAGGCATACCTGACCTTAGAAATAGAATCAGGAACCCTCGAAGCGACACTTGCTTCTGTTTTGGCTGGAACCGGGTGGACATATCAATTGGTTGATGCCAACAGCAAACTGCGAACGATTAAGCTGACCAATGTATCAGTCTACCAGATCGTTCTGGAATGCTGCACGGTCTATGGCTGTGAAGTCTGGTTCGATACCTTAAATAAGACTGCCAGATTCTATACCAGGCGTGGGATGGATCGTGGGGCGTATGTTTACAGTGAACTGAACCTGAAGGATCGTGATTATCAGTCAGATTCTTATGAGCTGGCAACCCGGCTCTACCCAATCGGCAAGGATGGACTTTCGATCGCCTCTGTCAATGGCGGGCAGGAGTATATCGATAACCATCAGTACACCAGTAAGGTCATTGAGCGAAAGTGGGTCGATGAGCGATACACCAACGCTCAGGCACTATACGATGATGCGATCGCTGTCCTGGATGTTTTAAGTAAACCACGCGTGTCATTTCGCATGGATGTCCTGAACCTCGTCGGCAGCCGGCCGGAGTATGCGATCCTGGATTTCCAGCTGGGCGACACAGTCCGGATTTTTGACAAGGCCAATCAGTATACAGACACCCAGCGGATCGTTCGTCTGGTCGAATATCCGTTAACACCGGAGAAGAACAAGGCGGATTTTTCCAATAGCCCGATCAAGTACAGCGGCAATAGCTCCAAGCAGATTGCTGACCTGGGCCAGATCCTTTCCAGCACCAAAGCGGAACTGAATCTGGCGATCGATCAGGTGACAGCACTCGTCATGAACGGCGAGTCCGGGAATGTGGTGATGCGCTACGATGAGCTAAACCAGCCGTACGAGATCCTGATCATGGACACAGCTGATATCAACACGGCCACTCGTGTCTGGCGCTGGAACCTGAGTGGGCTTAGCTTCTCAGGTAATGGTTATGCAGGGCCGTACACCACTGCGATCACCATGGATGGTCAGATCGTCGCCAACTTTATCAGTACGGGCACCCTGTCAGCTGACCGGATCGCGACACATAGCCTGACTGCAGATAAGCTGGCGACCGGGACCATCACTGCGGAAAGCGGTGTCATTGCCGATCTGGCGGTGGCCAATGCCAAGATAGTCAGTATTGATGCTGCTAAGATAGCCACTGGTTACCTGGCAGCAGAACGTATCGAGGCAGGCTGCGTCACGACTAATAAGCTGGCAGCCGGGTCCATCACCACGGACAAACTGGCAGCCGGTGCGGTAACCGCGGACAAGATCATCGCTGGTGCGATCGGGGTTGATTCCGCGATCATTGCCGCTGGTGCTATCACCTCAGCCAAGATCGGGGATGCTCAGATCACAACCGCCAAGATAGCGGCCGGTGCGATCACCAACGCCCTGATTGAAACCGGGGCCATTGGCACAGCCCAGATCGCGGACGGCTCGATCACGGACGCCAAGATAGTCGGGCTTACCGCCAGCAAGATCACTGCCGGCACGATCGATGCTGCCAACATCAACGTCATCAATCTAAACGCCAGCAATCTGACCGTCGGCACAATCAACGGCCAGCAAATCGGCGATGGAGCGGTATCAACGGAAAAGATTGCCGCGAGTGCCATCACCACAGAAAAAGTAGCACTAGGAGCCATTTCTGCCACGCTTATTGCGGCTGATGCGATCACGGGCGACAAAATTGTGGCATCGGCAATCACGGGCGATAAGATTGCTGCTTCGACCATCACTGCCAACAACCTCGTGGCAGGGACGATCACGGCTGCGAGTGGGATCCTGGCTGATGCAGCTATTACGACCGCCAAGATATCTGACCTCGCGGTAACCGATGCTAAGATCAACAGTCTGGCGGTCACCGAAGCCAAGATAGGGAGCCTTGCCGTGACCAATGGGAAGATTGGAAACCTGGCGGTGACGGAAGGTAAAATCGCGAGCCTTGCTGTCACGAACGCCAAGATTGCGGACCTGGCCGTGACGGATGCCAAGATCGACAATGCCACCATCACCAGTGCGAAGATTGCCAGCATCGATGCGGGCAAGATAACGACAGGAAGTCTTGATGCGGCAAGGATCGCTGCAGAGTCGATCACTGTCGATAAACTGGATGTCCGGGCAAAAAGCCTGGTCAATAACTACTCAAATTCAGGCGTGCTAACCGGCTGGACGGATACTGATGGCAGTGTGGTTTCGGTATCTCTTGGGCTTGCTCATCGGATCGTGACAACGACAAATCGGGTGATCTATTCAGACTATTTCGAGGTTGATCCAAATCAAACGTACAAGGTGACCTTGAGCATATATTGCGCTGACGCAGACGGAATTCGATATTTTGGCATCAGCGCGATTGATCGAAGCGGCGCTGCTGTTTCAGTGACGCCCTTTACAGTCAGCTCACGCGCCTTTGGAACGGCGACGACCAACTTCTATTTCTGGTCAAAGTCGGGATCGACCGGGAGCTGGTTGAATATTGAAGCTTACATCCTTGGTTGTGATGTGATAGACCAAACCGAGGTGCCGGTGGGAAAAGTGGCGACAAGCTATTGCCGGATGCCGTCAACCTGTCACCGGATCCGTCTACGGTATTTGAACTATGGCACGGCAGGTGTTTCTAGGACCTCGTATCATTTCAGCCCTGTTGTGACGCCTGTCAATTCGGGTCTCATTCGTGCAGAGAACGTCGTAGCGGGCACCTTGAAAAGTGTGGATAGCCGAAGCCAGATCAACCTAAATGACGGAACCTTCAGCTTTGGCAGCGGAGCACTTGCTTGGAACGGATCGGCCCTGACAGCGAAAGGTACGTTTGAAGCCATTTCTGGAACGCAGTCGGCAAAACTCGATGCGGGGTCTATTCGGCTTTTGAACTCGAGTGTCGAGCTGGGTTATTTGTCGATCCAGACCGTGGGGCCAACCGGACCATGGCTGACCGCAGCGGCTGGCGCGACGACGATTAATCTGGCCAAGGTAGTCGGAACCAGCCTTTACACAGCCTACAAGATCGACTGGGGCAGCACCGGAAGCACATCCGCCACCCATAACTTTTGGGGGACGACATCCTTCAATGGTCACCCGCTTTCCTGTGGTGCACTGACGAGTGGTGCCATTTCGGCCAGCGGTGTTGTTTCTTGCTGGCGTGTCGAGCCGCATTTGGATAATAACGACCGCTGCGGGACGACTACAAAGCGCTGGCAAGCGGTGCACGCTTTGGAAGGATATTTTAATAAACTTACCATCGGAACCAATACTTGCTGGGCGGCAGGAACAATGTCATTGACAACTGCATCTTGGACGACCGTATCATTTGGCAAGACATTTCCATCTGCACCCAGGGTGTTTGGTCAATACACACACGATTTTACTGGTGATATTGGCATGCTCAAAATTCGAAATATTACAACAACAAGTTTTCAGGCAACGATCGGCGGTTCTGGTTTTTCTGGTATTGCCGCTAATTGGTTCGCCATTTTGGTGTAAAGGAGGTAGAAACGTGGCCTTACAAAAAGTCATTACCGACGAACGAGGGATTACAGCTTCCTATTTTCGTGTAGTTGCAATTATCGAGCAGTACATGACGGATATTCCTACCATTACTGTTCAGCTCATGGGCTATGCCGATGCAACGTACCGGGATCGGGAAAAGCTGGAAGGACAAAACCTGGCCAATTCGTTCAGGGAAGTATATCTAACCGAAAAGGATGAACTAGGTTATACACGCACAGACATTTACAACAGACTGGCAGCGGAAATTCCTGAATTTGCCGGAGCAAGAGAAATTTGAGGAGGAACATATGCGGTTTACGATTGATAAAACCTTGCTGGAACAGATGATCAATTATCTGGTGACCAAACCCTACAACGAAGTGGCACAACTGATCGCAGCCATTCAACAGGATATCAAGGTCGTTGAGGATCAGCCTGAACCAGAAACAAAGCTATAAAGGCTTGTAGCAGAATATCGAAGATTCAAAGGAGTCGAAAGGGCTCCATTTTTTATGGAGGAAATCATCATGTCGAAAAGAAAAACGAATCTATCACTGGTCGGTCATGCGATTGCTCGACTCGGCACCGGCTATGTATATGGCACGTATGGCCATGTGCTGACCGAGTCGCTTCTGGCAGGCAAGCTGAAGCAGTATCCACTGAAGGTCATGCCGTACCTGTCATTTATCCGCGCCAACTGGCTGGGTAAGCCGGTCCAGGACTGTGTTGGCCTGATCAAGGGGCATTACTGGACCGATGATGATGGCAAGATCGTCTACAAGCTGGACGGCCTGCCGGATGTATCGGCCAACGGTATGTATAATGCTGCCACTGAAAAGGGCCCGATTGCTACATTCCCTGAGATCAAGGGTCTGATCGTATCAAAAAACGGTCATGTCGGTGTCTATATCGGAAATGGCGAGGTCATCGAGGCGCATGGCACCAAGTCTGGCGTCATCAAGACCAGGTTGACCAAGACCGCCAATGAAACAGGCTGGACCCGCTGGTTAAAGTGTCCGTTCATTGATTATGTCACTGAGAAAACGGATGTCTATGTTGTCCAGAAAAGTGATTCGCTCTGGTCGATTGCCAAATCACTGCTGGGTGATGGTAAGCGGTATCTTGAACTGGCCAAACTCAATGGAATTTCCGCACCATACACGATTTATGCCGGCCAGGTGCTTTCGGTCGAGGGCGAGAGATTGTACACGGTCAAGACCGGTGATAGTCCGTGGCGAATTGCACAGGAACTGCTTGGCAATGGTCGGCGCTATCAGGAGATCATTGAGCTAAATGGCCTCAAGCAACCGTATACCATCTATACCGGCCAGATTTTAAGAATACCGAAGGAATGAGGAGATCAACATGAACAAAACACTAATAATCAAAGATACAGTGCTGGTGGCGATCTCAGTGGCTGGCAGTTTTTTGGCCAAGGCACTGGGAGGGTGGGATACAGCATTGCAGACACTTGTTATCCTGATGGCCATTGATTACATCACCGGGATCCTGATCGCGGCCGTCTGGCAGAAGTCCAGCAAGTCAAAAACCGGTGCGCTCGAGTCGCGAGCCGGCTTCAAAGGGCTGGTCCGCAAGGGCTTGATTCTGTTGGTCGTGTTGATCGGCGTACAGCTCGATGCTATCCTCGGTCTGCAGGCTTTCTGCCGAACAGCGATTGTCTTATTCTTCTGCGGTAATGAAGGGCTGTCAATTGTGGAGAATCTTGGCATTATGGGACTACCTCTCCCCGACTTCGTGAAAACCAAGTTCGAACAGCTGAAAACCAAAGGCAATCCTGACGATCACAGTCCGGAAGAATAACGAAGCATGTCATAGACCCACAGCGCGAAGCACGTCTTCGTTCTGTGGGTCTTTTTTTATTTTTGGTACTCAATCCAGTCCTTTCTGTCCTGTGGATGGTGATGAAATCAATCCTTTGATTGGGGGACCCTGCATGGACAGTTTACTTAAAGAGCGAATTACACATCTTCGAACCGCTGGTCAAAGCTATGCTCAGATAGCTAAAACACTGGATGTTTCAATCAATTCTGTAAAGTCATATTGTCGCCGAAATAAACTTGGCAATGATGATTTTGGCTTGGATAAACCAAATGAGTGCTCACAATGCCTGTTCTGTGGTAAAGCGCTGATACATATTTCGGGGAAAAAGAAAAAGAGCTTCTGCTCCGATGTTTGCCGAATGGCGTGGTGGAAAGCCAACCGGAACACGGTAAAACAATCTGCTTGGTATGAGACAAAATGCGGTTTTTGCCGCAAGACATTTTACAGCTATGGGAATCGGCATCGCAAGTACTGCTCGCATAGCTGCTATATTCAGGCGCGTTTCGGGAGGGCCAGCTCATGACACCATCTGATTTTGACAGCGAGGTTAAGTACCGTGCCGCCCTCTCCATCATGAGGTCGATGCTGGAAAAAGGCTTGCTAACCACAAAAGAATTCACGTGGCTAAATCGACAATTAGTAGAAAAATTCAATCCGATAATCGGCAGTATGTAGGCCTAAAATTCGTTGATACAAAGGGGTTTTAGAGCGTTCATGTGTATGGAAGGAGGCGAACTCATGCCAACAAAAACAGTCAAAGTGATAAAAGCAAAACCACAGATTCAGGTTAAGAAAAGAGTCGCCGCATACATACGCGTCTCAAGCGAGAAAGAAAGCATGATTCATTCCATGTCTGCACAAATCAGCTATTACAATCAATACATTGGAAAGCGCAGGGATTGGACTCTGGCAGGTATTTACACAGACGAAGGCCTGACAGGCACGCGATCAGACCGAGTTGAATTCAACCATCTGTTGGATGATTGCATGGCTGGAAAAATCGACCTGGTCATCACAAAGTCAATATCCCGGCTTGCCAGGAATACGGTTACCCTTCTGGCATCCGTACGTGAACTAAAGGGATTAGGAATTGATGTGTTTTTCGAGCGGGAGAATATCCATAGTTTATCAAGCGATGGCGAACTCATGCTGACCATTCTGGCATCTTATGCCCAAGAGGAAAGCCGATCGGCCAGTGAAAACGGAAAATGGCGGATCCGCAAGCGATTTGAAAATGGAGAAGTATATCAAATCCAGCCAGTATTCGGCTATAAAGTTCGAGATAATGAGTATGTTGTCGATACCACCCAGGCTGAGATTGTAAAGATAATCTTCGAGGCATATGCTGCCGAAATGCAGGTTAAGCAAATCTGCCTGCTGTTGAATAGTATGAATGCATCGACATTTTGGGGCACCAAATGGAGTCGGGTACTCATTCGGAATATCATTCGAAATTGCTTCTATACTGGGCAGGTTGAGCTGCAGCGATATTTTGTTGAGGATCATATCGGTAAAAAGTTAAGACCCAATACAGGTGAGCTTTCACGATACATCATTCATGATCACCATCCAGCAATTGTTTCGATGGAGTTATTTCAGAAAGCTCAGTCTGTTTTGGAGTCAAGGCGGCCGAAGTCACGCAAAAAGGCTACTGTTACGCCATTCTCAGGCAAAATTACGTGCGGAAGCTGCGGTTGCCATTATATGCGCAGAACAATCAATGGTGTGAAAAAATGGCAATGCAACACATATTGGGAAAAAGGAAAGGACGCTTGCACGGACGCCAAGCTTATCCCAGAGACGGTCTTGGAAAACCTATCAGCCAATGTTCTGGGTATCCCCGTTTTTAGTGACCAAGTATTCGGTCAAAAAATAACGCTTATAACTGTCCCTAAGAGAAATGAACTTGATTTTCATCTTGCAGATGGAAAGATAGTGCATCGAACCTGGGAAGATCGTTCACGCCGAGATTCATGGACCTTCGAAATGCGTGAACAGGCTAAACAACGATCAATTGGCAAAGCGAGGACCAACAAATGACTAGAATCGATCGTGCAGTAACTTGCATACCCCCAACAAAAGCGCGTCCATCAACTAATCAAATCAAACCAAATACTAGGCTCCGCGTGGCAGCATATGCGCGTGTATCAACCGATACCGAAGAACAAATTTCAAGCTATGAGGCTCAGGTTGATTACTATACCCAGTATATCCAGAACAATCCCGATTGGGATTTTGTTGAGATTTATACAGATGAGGGCATATCGGCTACTAATACCAAAAAGCGAGATGGCTTCAATCGCATGATTAGAGACGCGCTGGCCGGTAAAATCGATCGAATCATCACGAAGTCGGTCTCTCGCTTTGCCCGTAATACAGTTGATACTCTGACGGCAGTTCGAGATCTGAAAAGCAAAGACGTAGAAGTGTTCTTTGAAAAAGAAAATATTTATACAATGGACCCAAAAGGGGAACTATTAATAACTTTGCTCTCCAGTCTCGCGCAGGAAGAAAGCCGTTCAATATCGGAAAATGTAACTTGGGGTCAGCGAAAAAGATTTCAAGATGGCAAGGTCAATATGCCCTATGCCAGCTTCCTTGGATACAAGCGAGGAATCGATGGTCAGCCCGAAATAGTGCCAAAAGAGGCTGAAATTGTGCGTAGAATCTACAGAATGTTTCTTGAAGGGGCCACCTACGGCGATATAGCTCGATCGTTGATGGATGATCATATTCTAACGCCAAGGAAAAAGAAGGAGTGGTCTAAAAGCACTATTTTAAGTATATTAAGCAACGAGAAGTACAAGGGTGACGCTCTTTTGCAGAAGAAGTTCACTATAGACTTTTTGAATAAAAAAATGAAAATTAACGAAGGTGAAGTGCCTCAATATTATGTCGAAAACAGCCATCCGGCAATCGTCAGTAAGGCGGTTTTTGAACTGGCGCAGCTCGAGATTCAAAAGCGGACGGAGAAAGCCCGCAAGTCGAGCAGCCGCCATTGCTTCTCTAGCAGGCTGCGTTGTGCATGCTGCGGCGGGTATTACGGCAGTAAGGTTTGGCATTCTACCAGCAAATACAGAAAGACCCTCTGGCAATGTAACCATAAATTCAGTAATGGCGATAAGTGTGCAACCCCACACATATACGAGACTGAACTGCTACGCATCTGCCTGGATGTCCAAAATCAGCTGATCTCCGATCGACTGATAATTCTTGACACCTGCAATACACTCCTGGATTCGCTTTTTCAGGACTCTGCTATTTTGCATAAACAGAAAGATGCTGAGTTGGTCTATGACAAGGCACACAGCGAACTGGCCGATTATGTTGAAGCAAACAAGTGGCAGCTGACTGATCAAACAGAGTACCAAAAAACATATACTGCCTTGGAAAATGCGGTGAAGGAAACAAAAGTTGAATATGAACAAGCAGATCATGCCGTGCAAGAGCGCTTAGCTAGAAAGAATCAGATCGACCAGTTCATCCAAAACCTGTCTGAACATGAAGACCTGCTTCTCAATTTTGACGAAACACTATGGAACGTCACGGTTGATGAGGTGCTGGTGAAACCCTCTGGTGAGTTGGTTTTTTCGCTTAAGTCAGGACAAAAGATCATTTCAAGATTACACAGTAAGTTGTGATGGTTACTCCTTCACCTGTCCATTCGGGTACCTGCCAGAAAAATGATTGTTAGTTTTCCATCTGCTCTGATTTCTACATGATCAAGTACGCGGATCAGCAAGGCATATGGCATGACCTTTATATGCTTGTATACTTGAACCTGACGTTTCAAATCTTTGATCCGATAATTCGTCAGTAGATCACCTGTTTTGTCCGTTGATCGGAGCAAATCTCTCCTGCGATCAACCAGCTCATTCCAACTTCTGACAATTAAACGCTCCACTTCTTCAACAGGGATGCGATGGCCATTACTGCAAACATTCGGTCCAACAGGTCCATAACGGCCCACTTTATATTCTCGGCAAACCCAGTATTTCTGGCCATAATTGCGCGTGCGATTCGACTGTCTCAATGCGAATGGCTGACCACAGATCTGGCAGAAGATTTTACCCAATAACGGGTACTCTTCACTATGATGATGAAATTTATCCATGCTGTGACAATCAACAAACTGCCTCTGGCGTTCTAGCTCCAACTGAACAAGTGACCAGGTTTTACGGTCGATAATGGCCGGGTGTGAATCCTTGAGATAAGGTTGTGGCAACTGTCCTATATTCTTTGCCCTGTGTTTGGTCAGGTAGTCCGTATTGAAAGTCTTCTGGAATCGGGTGTCCCCTTGATATTTCTCATTGGTCAGTACCTTTAGGATATGGCTGGCACACCACTCTTTCCCACCATAGGCCATAGGCACCTTTTCTTTTGTCAGCATTGTCGCTATCTGGTGGGTTCCAAGCCCGTGCAAAAATGCTTGATAGATCCGTCTGACGATCGTCGCCTGTTCTTCATTAATGATGAGGTTTCCTTGCTTATCCTTTTTGTAACCCAGAAACTTACCGGATGGGATACTCCGGACAGACCCACGTTCGTATTTCCGGCGGATGCCCCATTTTACATTCTCCGATTGGTTCAGGCTTTCATTTTGGGCGACCGCAGAAATCAAGGTCAGCAGGATTTCACCATCTTTGTTATTGCTATGGACATTCTCCTTTTCAAAATACACGTCCACGTTCAACTGCTTTAGTTCGCGAATGCATTTCAAACAATCCAGTGTATTTCGGCCAAACCGGGAGATGCTCTTGGTTATGATCAGGTCAATCTGGCCTTCCCTGGCCTTTTGCATCATCTGATTGAAGGCAACCCGCTTTTTCAGGTCCGTTCCAGATATTCCTTCGTCGGCGAATATGCCTATCAGTGTAAAACCCGGCCTGGATCGGATATAGTGGTCGTAATTTCGCACCTGTGATTGATAGCTAGATAGCTGATCATCACTGGAACTGGACACCCGGCAGTAGGCAGCCACCTTCAGCTTTCTCCTAACTTCCAGGTTTATTGGCTGGGTAGGTGGAGACAGGGATAAAACGGTAATCTTTTTGACGGGTTCGCTTGCAGTTTTCATCTTGTCGCACCTCCTCGACGATCACGGGTTCTGTTATAGGTTGTTCTACGGTTAATGCAATCAAGCGTGGTTCGGGAATTCTGGAGCCGATACAGGCAGATATTCCCTGACTCAAAGATCGACCACAGATCCAACTGACCCAACGTTTCTCATGAACACATCGGATAAGTGCACAGCCGCAAAAGGCACAACGCAGCAAACTGGTATACGGATATCTCTTGGGAGCACGGCTTTTCCTGATTTGCTGAGCCTGATCCCAATCTGACTGGGAGATAATTGCTTCATGTGAATGCTCGATCCAATATTTCGCGCGTTGGCCATGATTTTTAACCTGTTTGCCATTCTCATTGACGAAACTCTTTTGCATCAGGCAAGATCCAGCGTATTTTTCATTGGAGATGATGCTGGTAATTCTATTTGCATGCCAGGCCTTGGCTCGGCAGCCTGGCATATTCTGATCAGTCAGTATCTTTGCTATTTTGTAAGCAGAAACACCTGACAGATAAAGCCGGAATATCTGACGAATGATCTCGGCCTGTTCGGGGACGATGACTAGGTTCTTATTTTCATCTTTGGCAAAACCCAGCAGTCGGTTGGTATCAACCATTGCCTCACCACGCTGGTATCTGCGCTGGATAGACCATTGAATATCGGTACGTACTGACCTGCGTTCCTCCTCGGCGATACCAGCCAGTACTGATAACATCAGCTCGCCTTCAGCATTTAATGTGTTGATATTCTGTTCTTCGAAGATGATGCCTACACCGATTGACTTGAGCTCACGGACTGTTTTTAGCAGCGTCAAGGTGTTTCGTGCAAACCGGGAGATGGATTTGGTATAAATCAAGTCAATCTCGCCAGCCCTTGCCTTTTGTAGCATGCTTAAAAAAGCAGGACGGTTTGTTTTAGATCCGGAGATACCCGCGTCAGAGAAGATACCGACGAACTGGTACTGCAGGTTTGTTGATAACTGTTGCTCATAATACTCCGCTTGGTTGCGTAAAGAGTCCTGTTGCTCTTCATGTCCAGTCGATACACGGATATAGGCACAGACCCGGATCGGACACGGTGTGGTCATTACTCTATGTTTTTGGTTGAGCTGTTTGACTATTCGTATTTTTGTTTGGCTGGTCAACATGCAAATCCTCCCTTTAGTTTTTCATCGTAGTAATCGCTCGAAGAGGATCAGAAGTCAAGCTAAAAGGCGATTAGTGCAGGATGTATTGAAACTATTTGCAAGGGAAAAAATTTCTTACTTGTTTTGACAAATTGGTTGAAGTAGAAATAGTTTCGTGTCTGATACTTCGTAATGAACTCACAATAGATGTGAGATTTGTCATTCATACTGGAGATTCCACCGTCAATTACAATAGCGTCCTCGTTTTGCAGATGGACCTCAAGGGTATTGTTACCAGAAATCAAAGAACTAGTCAT